GATGATATTATATTTAACGAGACACCAAAAGCGTTACATGAGAGAGAGAGATAGTATGGTGAGATAACGCGTGGTATAATTTACATAGATGGTAGCGGTGCCAAGCATAGTTTTATTGTGCCGAGTGATGCTACGGAATATTTAACAATAAGAGGTAGGTCATTTTCCAAATACATTTCAATGGAATTGCATAAGTTTGTACATTTAATAAAATAACCAAGATTTTTCAATGAAAATTCTCCCTGAATAATCTTACTCTTTCCAGGATTTTTAATAAATTCTGTAACGGCGTCACTTTCTGATCGCGTTATCTCACATGTAGCAAAGGGGCCCTTGCACATAAAAATCAATTCATTACCAACTGATTTGATCTCTAGTCTGTCGCTAAGATTGGAGAGATCGCGAATAATCTTTTGAAAATCAGATGATGGTAAATTAATAATTGAAGAGAATTCAACATCCGGTACATCCAATTCCTCTTCCTCTGGTTCAATAAGCTTAAGTTTTTGATTTTTACATTGTTTAATATCACCGTTTTCAAACTTCAAACCCAGATAATCAACGATGCCGTCACTGTATTCATTTTCTTCAATATAAATTGTAAGCGTATCGTCGTTATCAATGGTATTGATAAGTTTAAATAAATGAAACATGTTAACACCAATCACAATCTTAGGATATTTACAGTAGTAATGTTCAAATTTATCAGCGTCTAAAAAGAGGTGTGCGAGTATAGTATGTGATTTATCCATATTAACTATTCTAATACCATCTTGTTTAAATGTAATATTTGTTTCCAATAAAATATCTTTCAATGCGGTCATTAGTGTCCTAAAAGGAGCTATTTGTACTGTTTTGATTTCGAGAACATTTCCATTACCTGAACTACTCATTAATATAATAATTCTAACAATTCAATCTTTAAATACTTATGTGCGTTCAAAACTTGCGAAAAATCGTTAAATCATTTAAATATCAGTAAATATATATATTATAATCAAGATGTTTAGATTATTATCCAGCGGAATTCATAAAAAAGGCGTTCGGCAAAAATCCAGGATGCTTCTAGATAAATATACAATAATAAAGGAATTGGGAAATGGTGCCACTTCAACAGTATATAAAGTCATGGATAACGATACATCTGTTTATTTTACTTGTAAAACAATCGTTGAAAATAAATATAATACGGCAATGCGCGAAATAAATATATTGAATAAATTGCCAAATGATGAATGTTTTGCGAAATTTAAGGAATCTATTAAGGGAGAAAAAGATAGTATAAATATTATAACAAAATATATTGCTGGAAAAGATTTATTTGATTGGTTTTACGATATTTCATGTGTAGACAAATCGGTGATAGATGAAAACTGCGCGAAACAAATATTCAAAAATATGGTAATGGTGACCGAAAAATTACACAAACAAAAAATTGTTCACCTAGATATCAAGTTGGAAAATTTTATAATATCAGATGAGGTTAAAAAATCAATTAGTATGATAGATTATGCTTCATGTCACCCTCATTCAGATAAAAAAATGCGACTGTCAAAAATGGTTGGGACAAGAGGATATGCGCCTTATGAAATTTATAAAGGCTATTATACTTCAAAATCAGATGTTTGGTCATTAGGAGTATGTCTTTGGTTATTATTAACCAAAACGACTGCATTTGATCATAATAAACTATCATATTCAAACTGTAAAGATATTACCAGTAAAGATTTCACATTTCCGCTACATACACATAATAGAATCAGACATCAAATGTCAGATGAAGTATTTGATCTTCTAAAAAAAATGCTTGTAATTAATCCTAATAAACGGATATCTCTATCAGATATTTTAAAGCATCCTTGGTTTGAATATTTGGTTATATAAATACTTAAATCAAATATATATTATTTATATAATGTCATTACAAGAATCAATAATAGTATTAAATGATTTGTATGAAAGATATGTGGATGCAAATTTAAGAATTAAGATTTTTGATTTTATTAAAAGCGAAATACCGGAAAGATTGGATTTGTATATTTCTCGTATGGAAAGAATAGAAAATTTAAATAAAGGCGCAGAAGCATTCATTAATGAATTCCTTATAAATTCGGAAATAAAGTATACTTATATCGCAAAGTCGGATATATTTATAGAATATGACGGTGATCAATTTAAATTAGTTAATGAAAGTGAAATTTTGCACAGAATTCTTACTGGTCTATCCAAAAATAAGATGTTGAGCGTTTGGAAATATAAGATCAAAAATATGATAGTAAAAAAGATAAAAGATACTAATATGTTTGACACGATACCCGAATCTCAAACAATACAACGCGTTTTATCCCATATAGCACCATTATTATTACAAACAAAAGAGGAGGCTAAATATTTTCTCTCGGTTATTGGTGATAATATATTAAAAAAGTGCCAAAATAACATTCATCTTATAGATATTAAAGCAAAGTGTTTTATAAAATCTTTGTCGGATAATTTGTTTGGCTATTTCAAAAATAAATACCATATTGACACTACCTTTAAATATGCATGGTATGAACATCCATATCAAAATTGTAGAGTTATCAAATTTAATGGTTCTATTTCAAATATAAACTGTTGGAATACTTTTATAAAATATCATATTCTTGACATATTGGCTGTAGCGGTGCACTATTCTAATAGATTTGAAAATTCAGATAAGTATGCAATAAGTACGATGAATCATAAATCTATATCGGATATTCTTATTTTAAGAAACAATACAGAAGAAAAAATTATTCAAAAATTTATTGATAAAAATATGATAATTGTGAATAATGAATCAGCTACCATGACCATTAAAGAAATTCATTATCTCTGGAAAAGGTTTCTAAGTACCAACAGTTTACCAAGTGTTATATTTTTATCACAATTAACAGATAAATTGGGTAAAATTCTACCATTTAGCAAAGATTTAGCTTTGTTTACAGGAGTAACTAGTAAATATCTTGCGAACAGCGAGTTAATCAGAAATTTCTGGGATACAACAATGATTGTAGAAAATGGCGAAGAACTTGAAGCTGGGGATCTTTATTCTATATATAATATTTGGTTAAAAGATAGTACCTCAAATACCAATCCCGCCAGCGAAGGCGTTTTTGTTGCCATATTAGAACATTTCCATGATGTTAAGTTGGTAGATGATAAATTTATCAACAATTATAAATGTTTATTATGGGATAAAAAGAATCAAATAACAACAATTCTTGAAGATTTGAAAATAACATATAAATTCTCTCCAGAATGTTATGAAAAGAGTATAGATATTTTGTATACAGAGTATTGTCACCGTTGTAAAACCAAATTTAATTATAGAGTATCAAACAAACAAGAGTTTGAAAGATATATAAGACAAATAATACCAAATAAGTTCATAATAAGGAAGAGAATCCTAAACGACTATTGGTTAATTTAAATGTATTTAATTAATAAACTTAATACATTTAATTGATTATCTAACGCTTGCTTCTACGTCTAGAACGTTTGTAACTTGGTTTGCGTGCAAATTTACCAGTACCGTATGCGCGATCCTCCCATCTCACACCACGAATGGAGTGAACTTTGCGTTTACTTCTACCTCTCTTTTTAGTACCACGACCCTTACGTTTACTGTGACCCTTACCATCCTTCTTAACATAACCGAAATGACCTTTGCGAGTATGGTAACCTTTGCTCGTGAGACGTTTAAGCATTTGTTTACCTTTAGAGCTTTTGGCTCGAGACACAATTTTTCCATGTTTGTTTTTCTTAAGATCCTTCTTTTTCAATCCCCCTGTTGTTTTATACGCGGTCTTATGATGAACTTGAGCACGTGAACCTATAAGAATTTCAAAAATCATACCGTTAATATGGTATCTGCCATCAGAATGCTTCATGTGTTTCTTCATTATACATCTTAGTGAGAAAAAAACTTACACGTTAATATATTTAGCTAAATAATCATAACATATAATAAATGAATTATATTGTAGTTCATGATAAATTAACAATTGTCAAAGATGAGATTTGGCATTTAGAAAGGTTGTTAAATGAAGCAAATGTACGAGAGAGAAATTTACTAAAAAGAAGAGGGGAACAAACATGGTATGACTGGGTTTGTGAATTGTTAGGATATTAACGCCTAGTTTTCTTTTTTCGCACACGTTTCCGTTTTTTCCGCGTAGGTTTTCGTTTGCGACGTCTTTTCTTTCCTTCCCCTCTATCATCCGGACTAATTTGTCTTTCTAAATCCACGCCACGAGGTCTAATTGCATCTATTGTATTGAATACATCCCTCACTGTTGTATATCTCATCCCAGGTCCAATATTCTCTGCCAAATGAATCATTGGTACATCGGTTTGTAAAACTCTACCTTGAACCGGTCCAACAGGTCGTATTGCCTCTGGTATATACCCCCTAACTGCTTCTGGGATAGCCGTTGTTATTGGTCCGCCAAAAAATGCCGGACCATATGCATGAATGGTCTCTCTAATTCTTTGATCTACTTGTGGATCATTTTGTACGTCTCTATCTGCTAATAAACGTGATGCAAAGTTCATTAACATAATATATGCATTGGATGCTGCTCCCAGGGTGTCACTTACAGGATCAAATAGTTGCGTCGTTCCTTGAATATCATAACATGCCCGATTGCGACGCGAATAGCATGGAAATTCTGGCCATCTATTGTAACATTGTTCTCGACTAAGAACCTGTTCTGTATTATCGCATTGCATTTATATAATTTAAAGAAATTAAAAATTGAAAACATTTAAAGATAATAAAATAGAATACATCCACATTATGTCTAGTACAAAGCAAGATCTCGCAAAACAATATCAACTAAAAAAACAGAAACAGCATATCTTAGATGCACCAGATACATACATTGGTGGTATTGAGGCAGATGATATTGTAGACTGGACGATGGATGGAGAAATTATGAAAAAGAAATCGTTCAGTTTCATCCCAGGGCTTTATAAATGCTTTGATGAAGGTATTGTAAATTGCAGAGACCATCAAATTCGCATGGCGTGTAAAATTCAAAAAGGAATGAAAAATGCCCATCCGGTTACTCTTATTGATATCAATATTAATAAAGAAACAGGCGAAATTACTATGTTGAACGATGGCGACGGCATTGATATTGCGAAACATCCTGAGCATAAAATGTATATTCCCGAAATGATTTTCGGGCATCTGATGACTTCCACGAATTATGACAAAAATGAAAAGAAAATTGTTGGCGGAAAAAATGGATTTGGTTTCAAACTAGTCTTAATCTTTTCAAAAGAAGGGCGTGTAGAAACAGTAGATCATAGACGCAAACTTAAATATATCCAAGAATTTAGTAAAAATCTATCTGTTATTGGAAAACCTAAAATTACAAAATGTTTGGCTAAACCTTATACCAAAGTTACATTTAAGTTGGACTTTGAAAAGTTTGGCGTAGAAGGGATAACAGATGATATATTCAATATTTTACGAAAGAGAGCATATGATATTGCCGCAGTAACAGAAAAATCCGTGCGAGTAAGATTCAATAATCAAATGATCCCGATCCGAACATTTGAAGATTATATGGGTTTATATATTGGAAACAAGGCCACGTGTAGACGTATTTATGAGAAAGATGAGAGATGGGAATTTGGTGTAGCGTGTTCTCCGACCGGCGAATTTGCGCAAGTTTCATTTGTAAATGGTGTTTACACTCAAAAAGGTGGGAAACATGTTGATTATTTGATGAACCATCTTCTTAGAAAGGTATCTGCTTATATTTTCAAGAAAAAGAAAATCAAGGTAACGCCAGTTTCCATTAAAGAACAACTAATAATATTCCTGAATGTTGTTATTGAAAATCCTTCATTTGATAGTCAGACAAAGAATTATTTGAATACTCCGTCCGCAAGGTTTGGATCAAAATGCGATATCAGTGATAAATTCATTGAATATGTTGCAAAGAAACTGGGTGTTATGGAAGCAGCTATTAATCTTACCCAAGTGAAAGCCAATAATGCTTCTGCGAGGAAAACGGATGGTGTAAAAACTAGTTCTGTTCGCGGGATTGCTAAATTGTCCGATGCTAATTATGCCGGAACACGTAGATCAAAGGAGTGTACCCTCATCCTCACGGAGGGAGATTCAGCAAAAGCAGGTGTGATGTCTGGATTGTCCAAGAACGACAGGAATTGTTATGGTGTATTCCCATTGAGGGGGAAACTTATGAATGCAAGTGAAATGTCGCATGCAAAACTTAATAACAATGCGGAGATCGCTGCAATTAAGAAAATTCTAGGTCTCAAGACTGGATATAAATATACAACAAAAGAAGAAGTTGAAAAACAATTGAGATATGGTTCTGTCATGTTCATGACAGATCAGGATTTGGATGGTGCTCACATCAAGGGTCTCGGTATTAATCTATTTAATGCGCAGTGGCCCGAACTTTTAAAGGTAAATTCATTTCTTGGATTTATGAACACTCCCATCATTAAAGCAAAGAAAGGGTCTACGACAAAAAGCTTTTACACTGAGCAAGAGTATAAACAATGGAAAACCAATAATAATAATGGTAAGGGATGGTCAATAAAATATTTTAAAGGACTTGGTACGTCAACAGCGAAGGAATTTAAAGAATACTTTGCGAACAAGAGAATTGTTACATTTAAGCATAGTGGCGAAGAGTGTAGCGATGCTATAGATAAGGCATTTAATAAGAAACGCGCGGATGATAGAAAAGATTGGTTGAGACAATACAACCAAGATACAATTCTTGACATCAAAAAAAAACATATTTCATACAAAGATTATGTTGATTGTGAATTGGTTCACTTTTCAAAGTATGATTGCGATAGATCTATCCCCAATCTTGTCGATGGTAATAAAATCAGTCAAAGAAAGGTATTGTATGCTTGTTTTAAGAGAAATCTTGTTAAAGAAATTAAAGTTGCGCAATTGGCGGGTTATACTTCTGAACATGCCGCTTATCATCACGGTGAACAAAGTTTAGTTGGGTGTATTATTAACTGCGCGCAAGAGTTTATGGGGAGTAATAATATTAATACGTTAATGCCGAAGGGTCAATTTGGTACTAGAATTAAGGGTGGTAAGGATTCTGCAAGTGAAAGATATATCTTCACCCATTTGAATACACTAACAAAATACATATATAATCCAGACGATAACGCTGTTTTGAACTATCAAGATGATGATGGTTTTCTTGTAGAACCCGATTATTATGTCCCAACTTTGCCCATGATCGCAATTAATGGTGCAAAGGGTATTGGAACTGGTTTTAGTTGCGACATTCCTTCGCATAGTACACTTGATGTTATTAAATATATTCAAGCAAAACTAAACGGTAAACCGTTGCCAGAAATTGCGGTATATTATGAAGGATTCATGGGAACAATTGAAAAAATTAAAAAAGATAGGTATTTAATTAAGGGAAAATATGAAATTATAGGCACGGATCAAATCCGAGTTACAGAATTGCCAGTTGGTACATGGACTGAAGATTATAAGGAATTTCTTGAAAGTTTAATTGAAACTAAAGATTGTAAGAAATCCAAAAAGACATTTATAGTAAAAAGTTACGTGGATATGTCAACGGATACTGACGTGGATTTTAAGATTAAATTAGTACAAGGTACAATGAATAAGTTGCTTCCAAAACAAACGGACTATGGTTGCAACGAACTTGAAAAGAGGTTTAGATTATATACTACTAAAACAACTACAAATATGTATTTATTTGACTCTAAACAAAAGTTGAAAAAGTATGATACGGTATCATCAATAATTGATGATTACATTCCCGTAAGAATGAAAACATATGAAAATAGAATTAAACATCTGATTGAACAATTGAGACGCGATGTTTTGATATTGAGTAATAAGGCAAAATTCATCCAAGAACAGTGTGATGATGTGATTGACTTGCGAAGAAAGAAACAGGTCGAAGTCATTGCGCTTCTTAAGAATCGCGATTATGATATTATTGATGATGACTCAAATTATAAATATTTGAGAATGATGCGCATTGAACAAATGGAGGAAGAGAATATTGTGAAATTATTGGAAGAGTGTGGCAAAAAAGAGATAGAGCTTAATGAATTGATGAAGCAGACTCCTAGTATCATGTGGCAAAAAGAGCTAAAGGAGATACATTCAAAATATAAACAATATCAAATAGATAGAAGAGAGCGACAGAAGGGGTCTGGTAAAAAGATAGTGAAAAGAAAAAAGAAGGCGAAAATTAAGAAAAATAAGTTGAATTAAAGATTTAAGAAAATTGATATAATATTAATACAATAAATATACTCATATACAACCATGAGTCTACGATTTCAGAACGATGTTTCAGCACTTCACCATCTTTGGTACGAATCCCATAAAAATCTAATCACTTCTCTCTGTATTGAGACTGACAATGTTGAAAAAATTGCAGAATACACCGATAAATTCCTCGGACCTTCACAAAAGTTAAAGCAACGACGAGACCCTAAGAAGCCGCGCCGACCAAAATCTTCATATCTGTTTTACTGCGACGTCCATCGCACGAAGCTTATGGATGATATCCGGGCCGAAGGTAAGAATATTGTAATTTCAGAAATTTCAAAGGTTCTTGGTGCAGAATGGAAGAAGCTAACAAGCGATGATAAAAAACTATTTGAAGCTGCTGCGCAGAAAGATCGTGCAAGATATGCTGATGAAATGCAATCATATACAAACTAAAGTCTATCGGCATATGCAAGTATAGTCAGACAAACAATTAAGCAAAATCCAAATATCTGAATATAAGATTTATGTGCTGTATATTTCAAATTATATATACGATACATTAGTAAAATATTAATCAACATGAGTATAAATCTAGGTATAAATTTATTTTTAATTGTTTTATGTAAAATGGCATATATGCCTGCAAAGATTGCAACCGTTCTTATAAAAGCGAGAACCGTTCTCTCCTCCGCTAATTGAACTCTGGTGTATGAATGATCTTTCTTTTCCATTATATAGACAACAGATAATTTCTATATAATAAGATATAATGACAACGGTCATAATTAAATTAGATGATACCTTTGATGTCAAAACAATTGATAAAGTATTAAGGAAAACATTTGACACTCATAAAAATATAATTTTTATTTTTGACATAGTTTCCGCTACTATATTAGATTGGCGACTTTTATTATCCATACTACCTTTGCTTAGAAGATACAATAAAGAAATAGAATCTAAACTGGATAAAAGTATTATTATAGCGCCGTATAAATGGCAACATTGGTTATTAAGTGCATTTTTTTCTGTATATACACCTATCAAACCTTATGAAATAATAAATCAGAACCATGGCTTAAGCTCCAGTGTATTACTGTGATATGTAGAGGAAGGTCTTTGCATCGGCGTATACATCATGCTGGCATCATTTTTATATTTAACATACCCAATTGCTTCTCCTAGAACTTGTGGGACAGCATAGGCAAATACAAGATTATTTAGCTGTTTTACTTGTTCTGTAATTTGATTGGGTAAATTTTTAGCACTTTGTAAAAATGTACTACGCATTATCATCTTAAGGACATCTTCATCTTGATCAGCTATTTGAAAACGACCACTTGATTCATTATAAACACCTGCTTTAATCCCATTTTGCAATATGCGGATATTTTCAGCGCTAAAGAAAACTCTTGATAACATATTGTTTTGCCAGTTACCAGTCATAGCTGTTCTATAATAGGTATCACCGTCGGCTATAGGGATCTTATCATAAAGATGAAAACAATCCATTGCATTTGGTCCCAAAATATCTACTCTACCGTTACTATTACAATTCATGTGTATATATAATTCGATAGAAAAAAATATATATATTTAAATATATATAGATATGAGTTTTCAAAGTATTGTACTTACCATTGCGATTGTAATACTTATTATATGTCTCATCATTTTAGCTATTTTAATGTGGAGCTCAAAAAATGAGCTGGCATTTCCACCTGAATTGAGCAATTGTCCTGATTATTTTATTATGAAAAAAGAAGGAAATGACGACGTTTGTTATAATATAAAGGGTTTAGGAGCCGGAGGCAACGGTTGTGAGAAAGCGAGCTTCCATGGAATGGATAAAAAGGAGAAACGCGAGTGGGCCGAAAGCTGTCGTGTTACATGGGATGGAATTACAAATAGATAATTTTGATATAAGATTTTTAGCATTCTATATCAAATGGAATATCAATGTTTACCAGAAGACATGATCGGAGAGATATACTCATTTTTACCATTAACAACTATGTATATATTAAATAAAACGCTATTTAATAAACACTATCCAACGATTATAAATAAATATACCATAGCATCTTCAACATTTCAAAGTTATATAAGACGTATCATAAGAAGGGATTGCGACTTTCAATTAACATACTTACTAAAGTCAAAGAATACAAAATGGATGAAAAAGGGGGATTGGAAATTTAAGAATACGACATTTCCTTCCTATATTTTATTTTTAAAATTATTAACTGTTGAATACGAAAGTCAACATTGTCGCTCCTGTATTAACCGGTATTTAGAAACAACGCTTTCCAAAAAAAACAGACATAAAAAAATAAGAAGTAAGAATAGTAAATGGAGCAATTAAAAATAAATCATATTTTAAATAGAACATCCCAAGAAAAAAAGCTATCCGAAAGTTTGAAATATTTTGAGGCTAATAAAACAAACGTTCTTACACGACGCGGGATATATGTATATGGTAGCCCTGGAGCTGGTAAAACACATTTTGTAAAGGAGGTCTTAAAACAATTGGGATATGATACTATATTATATGATGCAGGGGATGTAAGAAATAAAAATATTATTGAGAACATTACAAAACACAACATGTCCGATACAAACATTATTTCTATGTTCCATAAAAAAATTCGCAAAATTGCTATAATAATGGATGAAATTGATGGCATGAATGGAGGTGATAAAGGTGGGATCAATTCGCTTATTAAACTCATTCGTCCAAAAAAAACAAAAAAACAAAAAAAGGAAGATTCGACTATGATACCTATAATTTGTATTGGAAATTATCATATTGATAAAAAAATTACCGAAATGATGAAGGTTTGTATTAAAATAGAACTGAAAACACCTTGTAAAGCTCAAATTGGAGAGATAATTAGAATCCTTATGCCAAAACTAGAACCCGGTTTAACTAAAAATATGATAGTGTTTATTCAAGGTGATATGAGGAAACTCAAACATATATATGAAATTTATACTAGTCAACAAAGCATATTAAAAAATAAAATTATAACAAATATGCTACAACCAAAGACTTATAACGAAGATACAAAACAGATCACAAAAAGACTTCTTAATAATAAGTATAATATAAATGATCATATGCTTTTAATGAACGAAACAGATAGAACAAGCGTTGGGTTATTATTTCATGAAAACATTATAGATGTTTTATCCCATATTCCGAAAGGTATCGCTATTCCATTTTATATTAAAATATTAAATAACCTTTGTTTCGCAGATTATGTTGATCGCATCACCTTCCAAAAACAGATTTGGATCTTCAATGAAATGAGTTCTTTAATAAAAACATTTTATAATCATTCTCTTTGGCATGAACTACCGAAGAAAACGCCGATTACATTTAATCCGGAGAAGGTGCGTTTTACAAAAGTTTTGACAAAATACTCTACAGAGTATAATAATATGCTTTTTATACAAAACTTATGTCAACAACTTAGTATGGATAAGAAAGACGTATTTTCGTATTTTCTCTCCTTAAGACAAAATAATACAGATGAACAAATTTATGAACTATTTGATAATGACAATTATCAAATTAATAAACTAGATATCAATAGAGTTTATAGATATCTGGATAATTATACAAAAGTGGTACAATAATTAAACATTGTTGTTTAAAAATCCCAAAAGACCAGAGCTGGTCCTCTCTCCTTTATATGTTTTTAATTTATTACCACCACCATCGAGCAATAACATTGTTGGGAAACCGCTTACCTTGTGTTTTTTACATAATGCGGGACCATCGCCTTCATTTCTCTCCAGCGATCTCATTGAAATTCCCGTTTTATTCTCTTTGCTTGCCGAATCCCAGTGTGGCATTAAGGTTTTACAATGTCCGCAACCATCCATATGTAATAAAAGAAATTCCTTTTTACCTTCAAAACCTTCATGGACATTTGGAACTACAACAGCATCAAACAATGATTTTAAAATTATATATCCTAAAGCTGCCACCACTATCATTGTAACAACATGGTCGGCTTGTTTATTTTTTAAATTAAAAAAACGCTTTAAACTTTTCAATGTCATTATAATATTAGTAAATAAAATTATTGTGTCACATAAAAACTAGAAATTTTCTTGTCACGAATAAAAGCTCGCGTTTTTAGTTTTGTTTCCCTAACATAATCTGGGTGCGGATTGACAAGAAGTCGCCTTTTGTCAAATGTATTATCATCATGTGCGAAACACAATATTGATTTCATTGGATTTAATTGAATAAATGGTATGGTGTAATTTTTAAGAAATTGCTTTTCTTCTGCTACCTCCGCTTCATCATCGTATTTTGTTTGTAATAAAAGTTCCTTTCTAAAAGCAAATGTCCCTGCTGTTGCATGTTTTGGTCCATAGGGACCGAATTGATATATAGTATCAATATGTTTAAAATATATATAAATACAACTGGAACCTGCACACAGTGCATCTGGTTTTGAACGTAGTCTATTAACAGCGTGATTAATACGGTCTGGTGGATAATAATCATCATCGTCCATATAAACAATGATGTCACCCTTAGCTTTTTCATGCATGTAGTTTCTCTTCCTTCCCAATTTCATTTTTTTTTCTTGATAAAAGTATTTGACATTCGGAACACCTTCAAATAAATCTCCAACGGGATCCGTTCCATCGTCAACAACAATCCACTCTATTAGTTCAGAAGGGTACGTTTGATTTGTAAAGTTTTTAATTAGCATTGGTATAAAACTCCTTCTATTATAGGTTGGCGTGCATACACTTACAAAAGGTTTCCCGTTAGCCGAAACCGTCTTCTTCTTCCTCTTCTTTTTTCCCATTTACTTAATTATTGATATAATTATTAAGTAAATTTTTATAAAATATTTAAGACAAGTTCCATAAATAATGAAATAATTTGATTATTAGGACAAGTAATGTATATGCTGGAAATATAATTGACAATATCATTCCGATAGTTTTATTTCCCGCAGATATAAGTGCAGCTCCTAATTGTGTTACTATAATCGCAATTGTTATGTAAAGATTCAAACCAAAGTATTGTTTCATATTTTTTCGCATTTGATATACCCCGCTATCATATGGACACTTTTTAGATTTTTTGTTCGCGCTACTGCCGCCAAATAACATATAAAAGAACAACGAAGTGGGTTGCGCAAACATATTTGCCAACGCAACCCATATGCCTCCGAGAAATGGAAGAATAAAATTACTATACCTATTAATAGATGATATTGCCGTAAACCAGAATCCTGTAAAAACTGATACCATTAGTAAGATCATAGTAAGAATCGGTAAATACCATGTTATTAAATATCTCATCCAATATCTGGTATCTCCTCCAAAAGGATTGAAGAATCTTGCAATACTACTAGTTTCTTCTTTCCCCGATTTTGTTCTACCGTGTTCTGGTGGTTTAATAGCAGCCACATAAAAGTCCAAGTAAATGTTGTCAATCTTTTTGTTCATTAATTCCCCTTTTGCCCATTTATCAGCCTTTACTATACCTTCACCAGTAGCATTGGCAGCCGAGTACACGCCACGCGCAATACTGCCTGGTACCTTCACAGCTGCTGATGCTGCACCAACAACACCACTAACCAACCGCCTCCCCACAACAGTACCAGCCCCTCCATTTTTATTGGATGACTCCGTTCCAAGTTTACACCCCTTTCGTTGTTCAAGATTTTTACCACGACCACAAATTAAACCGGGATGATTTTGTTTGCTTTTTTTTACTTCTTTTTCGGCATCTGTGATATGATCCCTCATGATTTTGAACAACTTTTTCCGAACTTTATCTTTACCGCCTCTAAACTTTCCTGTTTTTTCGTCAAATTTAAATTTATCCTTGAATTTCTTAGCAATTCCCTTAAATTTTTCAATTATATCTTTCAGCTTTGTTTGACAGTCTTCTGAACATTTTTGTTTTGATTCCCTCCTTTCCTTACCATAACTAGCCGTCGCAGTCCCTAAGCTGCGCCCAAAGCTGCGACCCTTTTCACCCACGATCGGCATTTCTTTCTCCAAACTAGTTTTTTCTTCATTGCTTTTTGTAGTGGCTTGTAATTTTTCCAGTTCCATGATAAATTTTTTAAGTCGCAATTCAACTTCTATGTTATCAAGTTCCTCACTAAGAAAAGGGTAGAAAAACATTAATATCATGCTCCAAATATTTCTACTTGCGCTCCAAGATCTTTGTTGTGTTTTTGCAAACCAAGCGCCGACCCACCTTTTTGGAGAAGATTCATCCGGACTTCCATTTGGATCATATCTCGTGTCAGTCATAACAGGGTCGTTGCCATTCTTCTCAACATTACCATCGGCGTCTGTTTTTGGTCCATTGAATAAATATGTATAAGGCCACCCAAAATCTTTAGGAAATATAGATTTGAATGGTTGGACATCAAAAATACTAAATCCTGGTGTACATTTTTCTATTTGTTCCAAATCAGCAAATTCCTTAAAATAATCACAACATCTTGCATTCTTTTCAGATTTATGATCTGAACCTAGCGAGTTATGCAAAGCCTGCTCTGCAATATCGACCGCTGCGCCATAGGGATCTTCAAGGGTATTTGACCAAATCATCCCTTTTCTAGTAGATTGATTAACGCCTCCACCAATTTGATTGGGGTCTGCGCCGCCGCCAGTTTTCTCACCAGTTTTCTCCGCTATACTATTCTCACCAGTTTTCTTCTCACCAGTTTTCTCCGCTATACTCTTCTCCATATGCGTAATGGCTTCATCAACTTTAATCCAAGCCATCCCTGTTATAATTTCATATATTTGTTGCAATGTTTGTGTAAAGAATGAAATGATGGCATTTAATGAATCGGGTCCACTAACAGACTCTTTGCAATTTCCATTTGGACAATAAGGTCGGGCTTTTTGTTTATATGGCAATGGACAATCTACAGGATTTAACTCTGCACATTTAGCCTGATCAAAAATTATCTGCAATTGCCATGAATAAAATGGAAATAGTACCCACATTATAATTATAACGTATACACTTGCGGAAGTAAAAGCTGCCCACGGTGAAGAAGCAGCGTTTTTTCCTTTACTACCACCTTTACCTTTACCCTTGCCTTTACCGTTTGTCAAACCTTCTTTAATATTGCCTACAAAACCCTCTTTCTTTTTCTTTTCCTTATTACTAATTTTTTCCTTTCTACTGTTCTTAAATGACATATATGTATATATATATCAGTAAATATAATTCTTTCTAAAATTAAGATTTATAAAATCTCTTTTATTATATATAGTATGACTAGCACCTTTGTAATTTTACTAGTTTTATTTGCAATTATTAGTATTGGAGGAGCAATTATGAGTCCTCAAGCAAATGTAGAAGGTTTAAGCGTTGCTCAGCGAGTACAACGAGATGGAAAGATGGAGGCTAAAAAAATGAACCACGAGGAGCGTCGCCGGGCCGACGTCGGGGATTTCGGAACATACGATTGGAAATCGAGCGACGCGAGTAAAAAAGTCCTTGAATGTCTCCCTGGACAAATTAGGTGCGAGGTTGGCAGCAATTGTCCGGGTGATGCGACTCACTATTGTACGGATGGGGGAGGATGCAACGAAAATTATTGTCCATCCCCCCAATCATCGCATAATTTAGGACCAGGTGGCGAAGAAAGACCACGCCGACATAATTTAGGACCAGGTGGCGAAGAAAGACCACGCCGACATAATTTAGGACCAGGTGGCGAAGAAAGACCACGCCCACATAAACATCGTCACCAAGGACATAAACACGGGAAGAAAAATAGGCATCATGGTGAAAGTAGAGTTCACAACAATATGGAAAATAGCAAATACCATAAATTTATACCATCTAATTTAGATGAGATGTCAATAACGAAAGAAATGTATGAAGAAATGGGAAAAGACTTTATTCGCGATGAATCAAGATTAAAGGGTGGTTCTATTCCGTATATTCATGATTCGGAAGCGGAAGTATTGGGAAGAATGGTCTGGAGGGTATATGTAGCAGAAATGCAACAAAAGTTGGCAAATTCACCAAAAGCTGCTGATGCTGTGATGGAAAGGGAGATTCAATTAATGGATAAAACCTCAAAAATAATGAAAAGTGAAACAGGTAATCATAAAGGAAAAAAACACCATAGTATAGCAAATCAAGCTTCCAATATACCGGGATCATGCAATCCGTTTTCTGTGCCAAGTAGAAGAACAACAAATCAATTTGGTTATAGACCCGGCAATGAAAACGATATTAAAAGAAAGGAGGGATATCGTTTCGAAGGGCGGCCGATACATGGATCTCCACATTACCAGGGAAAACATGGAATGAAACCCGCTATAGCACATTGTGCGAATGATAGGGCATGTGGTGGTGTCAACTTCAACTCGGCTACGGGTGAATATACTATTATGCCAATTCACGCTAGACTTGTTAAGAAACCACACTATACCGCCTTAATAAAGAACAAGCATAGAAGACCAAAAAATGCGAAGGATGCCTCACAAAAACACCACCACCATGGTAATGGCGGTCACCATCACTATAGTCATCATAATAATGGGGGAAACGACGAACCTTATAATCCAATAACAGGTATAGGATATAACGGAAATCAGAATTGTCATGGGAAATACCCTCGCGATCCAAATACATTTCCTAGAGCATATAATTCCATTATGAATTTATTCAAATAATTCACAAAAATTTCTAATCATATTATATAAATGAATATTTGGGGAACATTAACTACAATTTCATTAATATTTGTAATATACTGTTTTTTAAGTTCGGTGTATCACTACATGAAAAGGCATGCGCGTGCAAACGGTTACGGTGTATTTACAGAAGGATTTAGTAAATACAGTGGAATGAACAATGGTTCATTTAGATAATTTTAAAATACAATGTTTCCTTTAGTAAGAATTGTATTTAATTTAATTAAAGATATGGGAAAAAAATAATTTTTTTTCTCATCTATCTGTATAATGGTTTTATACTACGGAAGAGCAAAAACGCGAACAGGGTCTGTAAATACAAATCAACTTGGACTTAAGATGTCTGGTTGTCCATCAAAGGTTGGTAGAAAGGGTTATATTTCAAGATATATAGCACGCCGCGTTAGTTGCAGCATGGGTGTGTGTGGTTTTCCAAAGGTCCATGGTGTCAGATGGAGACACAGTTTGAGAAACACTATTGGTTATTGCCGAAATCCGTCGAGCAAGTGCGCAGCAGCTGCTGGTGGTATTGGTAATATCAACACTCCGTACTATAGGACAACGCGACCAGGGCAGTTTGGTTGCACTCAAAATGTACCGGCTGGTAAGTCATACCCCACTATGAACAATGTCGTGCGCCTCCGCACTTTGGCACCAACTCCAACTCCAGTCGCTGCACCCGCTCCCAGTCCCAGTCCCAGTCCCACTCCCAGTCCCGCTCCCACTCCCTCTCCCGCTCCCAGTCCCGCTCCCTCTCCCGCTCCCGCTCCCGCTCCCA